AGCCTTCCTCAAATATTTGAAGTCAGTGAGAGTGGACTGTATCGTCCCCAAGATGGTAGCCAGACGCACCTTACGCTCTAGGGTCTTGAGTGTATCGTGTTCACGCACTACCACTTCTGACAGGTTACAGAACTGATGTGGACGCAGTATTATTTCACTACAAGGATTAGTTCCAAACTCAATGTAACTTGATATAATCCTACGTGGATGCATGGTGTAGTGTGAGTCCGAATCATCAAGTAGGGGCTTGTCATGCAGCTTTCTACGGCCATTTTTCGCTGCTTGTTTAATCGCTGCTTCACGGTTGAAGATACCACGCTCTCCTGACTTAGAGTCGTACAAGGCAAGCCACTCACGCATGAACGTGCCCATCTCTGGCTTACACTTGTAGGCTACAGAATTGTTGGCTAGAGCACGTTGTCCTTCGTGCTCCCACCATTGCCCTGACTTAGCGTGTGCCATCTGATCATCATTCAGATTCGACAAGCTAATCAGCGCAGAGCGGCGCACTCCCCCTACGACTACAACCTCTCCCACCTTGCACATAAGATCGTGACACTCAATAGGATATAGTCTGGACCCCTTTGCTTTCTTAAATGTTTCTATCGTAAAATTAAACAAGTCGATCAGAGGCTGTGGACCAGATGCACGTCCTCCCATAATCTTCAAACGTGCGCCAGCAGGACGAATGCCATCCGTGTTGTATTGCGGAACTTGCCCTGCGTAGAGCAATGCGATCAACTCACGATACGACTTTGCCCATCCCGGCTTGCTATCTGCCACATTAATTACCGTATCCGACTTACTAAAGTTGTCCGACACCACAGGCAACTTGTCCACGTTCTCACGCTCTACAGAGAAACCTACCCCTGTTCCGCACATCAAGATGTACATACACTCATCGAACGCACGAGGGCTGTCCACAGGGATGTAGCTGCAGTTGTAGCCACAGATGTTATCTCGTGCTAGAGCAGGACCAGCGGTCATCATAGCCCTCATAGACGGCATGATCTCAAGATTGAGAATAGCCTCACGTAAATCCTCTACATCACTATCAGGAAGAACGTAATCGAACTTGTCCTTCAGATGATCTGACATAAACCCGATGTAACGATCTACGGTTTCATCGAAGTTCTCACGTCGTCCTTCATCTTCTATCCAACGGGCATAGCGGGACTTGTGTATAAACTCTTGGTAGGGAGTGGGTAATAAATTATTCATCGTCTTGTCCTTCTTTTGCTTTGATTAGTCTGTCGAGGTAGAACTGTGCTTTCTTGAGATCTTCGATTCCGTTTTTGTAACGGTATCTCCAGAGGTACTTGATGATGTTTCCTTGTAGGTAGTATTCGTAGCCATTGTCTGTCGCCGCCGCGATTGCGTCAAGGCATTCGATACCTGCTTGATTGTAGTGTGACGGGTTGTTGACGTTATCACGGTCTACTCCATTTGCCCAATTTTTGTAGGCGTTGGTTTGCATGTCACTCATCTTTTGCCTCATGTATTCTTCGTGTCTCATTGTTTTTTCCCGAAGTCTATTTTGATTACGTTAGAACCCTCTTCTCGACTAATTTCAGGATTATTTGTGGCTTCTGCTAAAGAATCTCTCACATGTTCGTGGGCTAATCTAGCCATACCTGCAGCAGTAACTCTTTCAAAGTCTGAATCGATAAGTTCCATAATGCCGTTGAGGACTATAGTGCCAGCTTCAAAATACTGAGAGTCATCATCTTCTGTTGTATCGTATGCTGATATGGAGAATGTTTCATCATCTAGTTTGTTGAGTATGATGTACCACCTGTCGGGTAAAAGACTTGCTTTTTCTAACTGCTTATCATCAATCGTCATTTTTCAGCCACTCCTCCGGGACTGCACCTTCAGCCCATTCGAATCCGTGTTTATCGGCCCACATACCATACGTGGTTTTACTGCCTCTGTATATCTTGTTTTTAGAATTAAGAAATACTATGCGTATATCGTGGTCAGGATACTGTTCCTTTACAAGCTGCATCTTCACTCTGTCACCCTTATCGAAGTAGCCCTTCGCTTCAATGAATATCTTTTGATCAGGCAAATAAAAGTCTGGAGTGTACGTTCTTGGTTTGGGCACATAGGTCAATCTTGTTGACTCATACTCGTAAGGCACAGACTTTCTAGCCAACGACTTAGCCATGTTCAGTTCAAAGTTAGACCTAAATTGTGATCTCTTCACAGTTGCATTCCTATCGATCCCATTCTTTTTAGCACGTATCCTGCGACCTTTGGGGATTGTTTTTCTAGGATAGAAAGCTCGTTTGTCAAGTGGATCAATGGGACGCATACGTTGGCTCCTGATTGTGACACTCTAGATATCTTATATAGTTCCGATTCAAGATGCAATATGTCTCGCTTCTCTGTTTGAAACGACAAGGTTCCTGTCTCGCTGTAATTTTCACGCAAGCACATAGGTAAGCCTCGTTGACTTTGTCTGATGTATACCAGCTTCCTGTCCCCGCCTTCACCCCTAGAAGACTCTACATAGACGTGATATAGGTCAGGGTTCATGTCCATTAGATCTACTTCGTAGTTCCTGACAAATAGGTATGGCATATCATAGCTCTCTCTTCTTGAGCCGTGTATACCACACTAGCGGAGGAAATTTAGCTTTCGATGTAACTTTACCGTGTATCTCAGCTTTGGGCCAACAGTGAAACTTGTGTCCACAGAATCCACACGGTTTGGGCATAAGTTTGTTACCCGTGCGAACTACGCCACCATCCTTGTACGTTTCGAACTCATCTGGAAAAGGCTTGAAAGGCTTCGACTTTGGGTCTGTCAAAAACTTGACACGCTTTTCAGCGTCCGCCATGTATTTGACACGGTCTTCATCTTGCCACTCTGGGGCATCGACCACAGCAATCTGTCCACCAGATTTGTTTATGACGATCCAACCCCCAAACGGCATATTCATAGCAGTAGCATACAAGTACCCCTGCATCACATATCCAAACGGATCATCCTCTTTTATAGAGTCGTAGCCACCGAATCCGAACTTGTGCTTGAAAGCCCAGTCACTAGCGGACTTGATGTCCCACACCTTTTCGACACCAGACTCGTCTCGTATGATAACGTCGAGGGTGCCCCGTATCTTGTGACCAGCTATTTCTAGTTCTACTTCTTTTTGGAAGTCAACGATATCTATACCAGCTTCGCGCATGATACACATCAGCATAGCTTCTGATAAGTCACCAAACCAAAAACGAGTGGGAGCGTTGTAGGGTAGCTCTTCTTTGTGTCCGTCCCTTTCTAGGATTTGTTGACACAAGTGTCTACCAAGTCCGGACATACGTATCCGGTATGTCCTGTCATCCTTAGATATTTGTTTTATTGCAGACTCTTTGCAGTCCTTTGTGAACTGCGATAAACTAGACAGGGAGACATTTACGTCCCCCTGCCCAACTTTATTTAGATAGTCTTGGAGTTTAACCAGAAGCAGCATCTCTAAACTCTGCGGCAAGATCTACGTCGTCACCGCTAGAGATCAGCTTAACAGCCTCACGATGTTCGCCCATAACTGTATCGTTGTGGGCTTTGATTGTATCAGCGAAGTTAGCCATCAAGTCTTTGTCCTTATCAGTCAAAGTCTTAACGACACCAGCAGAGGAAGGAACAGGAGTCCAATAAGTTACACTACCCTTCTTCTGTTTGCTCGTGGTCAACTTCATCTCAGTCAAAACCATCAGCTTATTCTGTTTCGCAAGCGACGAAACGAAATCAGCAATAGGCTTGAAGCCTGACCGTTTAAAGTATGCCACAACTGGCTCATTCACCACATCTACAGGCGTACCATCTGCTTCACGAAAAGCACCACTGATATGCCCGTACATCACTTGATTACAGACTACTGCACGACTCGACAAGTATCGTGGATCATCCTTGTCTAGGGCGTTCTCTTCATCCCTCGACAAACGACCACACTTATCACCGCCCTCAGTGTCTGGAAAAGCACCTCCGAAGGAAGTCTTTTGGATAGACTTACATGAGAAGCCACCCTTACCTTCATTCAACTCTGCATCCCACATACTATACTCAAAGGTACGTAGCAGAGTTCGCAAGACAACTTCCGAT